TTGATGTTGATAAGCGTCTCGTTAGACTACCTAACGGTTTCGAGACTAACAGAACTTACTATGTAATTGCTCCTGGTAGAAAGACTGCTCCACATGATTATTCTCCTACTAGCTTTGCTAAGACAGAAGCTACTAAGTTGATGCTTGCAGAAACCAAAGCAAATGCTGCTGCTGGTATCTACATCTACTCTGCAGAATCTGACACTATTGATAAGGATGTTGAGATTGATCTCTATCAGTTCACTCTCGATGAGAAGTATGATCTCACGACATACAAGTGTAATCTAGATATCGCAGTATCTGGTGGTACTGCAGTAACAGGTGGTATTGAAACCAATGTTGCACATATCTTTGACGCACCACAGAATGTACCTCAGAGAGTCTTCTTTAGACCTATCGGTACAAATGATCTACCATTGCTTGCTGCTTCTTTCCAAAGCGACAATGCTGCAGCAAACAACAATGATTCTACTGCTGGTGTTGCTGATTCTGCTGGTAGAATTAACCCAGAATTTGAATTCTATGTTCGCTATCAAGCATCTACAACAAAACCAAACAAGATCTTTACCATCTACAAGACATTTGCAGATGCACAGAATGATCTGAATAGAATCACTTTCCAGACTCTAAATCCAGATCTTAAGTTTACTGTATACGCTAACAAAGCAAAAGCACCATTCGGTTTCGACCCAAGAGGTATTTCTTACTCGAATGCTACTGGTGGTAGATGGTATATCAAGGTTAAGGATACATCTAGCAGTCCTGATCCTGCAATCTATCAAGAAAGCATTCTTTGGAGAACACATCAGTCTGACTATACTCAGTCTCCTGATCCTAAGACTGCTGATTCCTGGTACTTCAGACAAGAAGATAATCGCGAGGCAGAAGATAGAACATACAAACTTCGTTATGTCATTCCAAACTATCTTGAGGGTGTCAGAGATCCTATTAACGGATTTGTTATTAAGACAAGAACTGATACCAGCCGTAGATTAAGACCACAGAAGATCTTACTCAAACCAGCACCTGGCAACTTTAAGTCTGATGCATTCTTCCAAAACGATGCAAACCCAGGCGAAAGAATTGGTTGGACTTCTGATCAAATTATTGCTGCTAAGGGTTCGCTAAACAATACATACGATCCATATAACCTAGCACAAGGCAAGAAGACAATTGTCACTGATAACAACATCAGTATGACAATCCAGTCTGGTAGATTTAAGACTGTCGATGGCGATCAACTACTAGAACTTCATGTCTATGACTACGAACCAAATCCAAACATTCTAAGTCTAAACAAAGCAAGATTCAGAACTGTTAAGATTACTGCTCCACAGGGTGGTTCGTTTGAAGTTGAGAAGACACTAGACGGTGGTACTATCAACTCTGCAAACCGTATTACATGGACTGGTAACAGCTCTGGTAGTGCATATGTTCATGCATACACCAATGTTGGTAACGATCATTATCTAATCCTGAAAGGATTCAGTGATGGAGATCTAGAGTATTCTCCTTTCTACAACACCAGATTCCAACAGGGTAGCATCTATGCTGACATGCTAGATGATCCTGATATGGGCAAGTCTCTACCACTTAAGAGACTGATTGCTAAGGAACAGAATGATCTCTTCTACAAGCAAGATGGAGCACCTGTATACACCATCACCCCTGGTGATACTATCAAGGAAGATGGAACCGAGAACAGATATGTTGTTGCTTCTGTAGAGGATGTTGGAGATATCACTGACACCTTCTATATCTTTGAGATTGAGACACTACAGCGTCGTATTGCACAACAGCAAGATGGTATTTACTACCTGACTGCAATTCGTGGTAACATGTCTCCTCTACCACTAGGTGCAGGTAACCAGCGCAACTTCCGCAACTTTAAGTTCTCTCAACCAATCTCTTATCTGTATCCACAGAACTATAAGAACGATCCATTCTGGTTCCAGTATGCTGGTACAACAGCAAATGAGAAGGCAAATGCTGCTACATTGATTGATCCACCAGCAACATTCTCTGCTGCTGACAACTATGTACATGGTCTAGTTAGAACTAACGATTCTAAGTCTTCGATGACTAAAGAAGCAATCATCGACTTGGTTGCAACTCCTGCATTTGAAGATAATACTTATCTCACCAATGTTGGTGATATCGATGCTAGAATTCAAGCACAGGAAGGTAATGCATCTTCTGGTGCTGAAGATAGACAGATTCCTATCGCTGGTGACAACAGAGTATTCACAGATCAGAAGTGGTATGTTGAACTCCGTCGTCCATCTATTGCTCGTGCAGGTAACCACACATTTGAATACCTTGGTTTCGGTCCTGGTAACTACTCCACAGGTCTCCCAGCGCGTCAGGAGATCGTCTTAACGGCGACTCAGGACTACTACGCCCAAGCGAAGCGTCAGGACGGTGGTATCGTCTTCTACACGGGTATTAACTCCAACGGTGAACTATACATTGGTAACCGTAAGATTAATGCTATCACTGGTGAGGAAGAGTTCCTTGAAAGAGCAGCACTTCTAGATTCTGATGATGACGATGATGATATCAGTTCACTCGTTACTACCTTCGAGGTTCCTGTAACATTCAACCAGAATATTACAGTCAACGGTGGTGATGGTGAACTAGTAAGCAACTTCAATGCTCCTGTTGCTATCAATGTCAACAACAATGACTTGACATTCCAACCTAATGCACTCCAAATCTATTCTAATGTCGATCAAAATGATCCTGACGAGAATGGACAACCAAATGGTCCTGCTAACAACCCACTCCTAGATCGTAACTCCTTCACTCCTCGTCAGACTGGTGACATCTTCATCGGTAAGAACCAAGTTAAGGCAGCACAGTTTGCACTGAACCCAATCAAGAATGGTCAGGGTTATAAAGTTCAGACACACACGATCATCGACGGTGGTATTGTATTCCCATCTAATGTATCTCCAAACCAATCTGCTCTATATTCCTTGAGCACTGGTGGTACTGCTCTAGATGCTAAGCAGTATGTCAAGTATGGTACATCGGGTGCATTTATTCTACCTACAGACGGTGACATCATCCTCAAGGGTGGTTCTGTTGAGAGATCTGGATCTCTTGGTTGGGTATATGCAAACTTCTACACTGCTATTCAGAATGCTGAGATTGCTTCGGTTCAATTCAATGGAACCAAGTATGTCAAACTGAACTGGAACATTGTTAGCTCTGTACAGCAGACTAACAACACTCTCGGAATTGTAGAGACATCTAGAATTAGAATTGGTAACTTCTATCCTAACGGTGCTCTAAACTCTGATGGTGGATTCCCAATCGTATCTCCAGTAATTAATGGATCTGTAGTTCCATTCAATCCAAGTGATTCCTTCTGTTATATTGAGATCGGTGAGTCTATCGCTGCTGTATCTTACGATAACGATGGCGATGGTGCAATTGATCAACCAGTCTCTAACCCAACATGGGCGAACCTTGTATTGAGAGCAGGATCTCCTATCAATGGTGGAACACCAGCACCTACGATGGAATTCTCCTCTGCTAACTGGAAGGAGACAGGTGTTATTGGTGCTGATGTTCTAAGAACTGACACGGGTAGCATTGGTGATTACAAACTTGGTATTAACACAATCGCAGCAGCAGCACACAGTGCATATGAGACTGCATTCGTTGATGTTAATACTGATCCAAAGGCAAACCTAGAAGTCATTGGTACTACATGGATTAGCGCCAAGAAAGTTCTAACTTGGTTGGACGAATCTGCTGCAACTCTAACCAATAAGACTGAAACTGGTCAGGCAAATGGATTCTTGGTTGGTGGATTCAGAGACAACCCTGATTCTACCGCACTAATTAGAGCGAACACTCTAACAAACAGAGTTGGTATTAATGTTGCTAACAACAATGCTGTTCTTGATAAGACATTTGTTGTCAATGGTGAAGTTAGATTCTCTGATACACTAACTCTAACAAACGGAACAATTGAAAGTCCTTCTGGATCCTTTAATCTTGGTCCTACAAGTACAACAATCAATCTGTTCCCACTAGCAACTACATTGAATGTTGCAAACGATGCAACAGCAACACAAACCATCAACATCGGTAACTCAACTGAGAACCAGACTCTTACGATTGGTGGTGCAGCAGACACATCTGCTCTCTATATTCACAGTTCTTCTGAGTCTTCTGTTATTGACATCGGTACTGTATCTAACTCTAATGCAGGTTATCAGTCATCCATCACGATGGGTGGTGCATTTGCAAACAGTGCATCACTATTCAACATCAGAAACAGACTGCTGAAAGTTGATGGTGACATGCAAATTGGTACACCATCTACTGCTGTTACCAAGATGTACTCATTCACTCCAAAACTGGAGATCTTCAGTGCATCTGGTGGTTCTAACGAGATTGATGCTTTCCGTACTGGTTCTATCCTCAGCATCGGTGCTGACGCAGGAACTACAACCATCAACAACAGTCTATATGTTAAAGCAAGTGAAGAAGTTGATGGAAACATCACACTAAATGGTGGTCTATCTGTTGGTATCATCTCTGCAACTAGAGGTATCTTTAACACGACTACTTCTTCTCATGCTGTTGGTGCTACTGATGATCTCAATGTTGACATCTACAGAAGAGTAGAAATTGGTAAGACAATTGACTCCCAAGGTAATGCTCTATGGGGTGGTACAACCTTCCAAGAAGGATCTACTACTTACTACTTACCACTTAACGAGGCAATTGGTGTTACTGACATTGCTATCGGTGATCTACTTCTAATTGATAGAGGAGATACCACTGGTGGTAGTAACCAAGCAAACTCTGAAATCCTCAGAGTTGTAACTCTCATCAATGCTAGCAATGCTGCTGACCCTGAGGGTTATAGAGTTGAGGTTGAAAGAGCACAGGAAGGAACCACACTCCGTACCGATCACCCTGATAACTGTAAGGTTGTCAAACTAACTAAGCAGAACAATGTAAGTTATCTAACTCAAGCAATTGCTACTGCTGGTAGCCAAGGTGATACAGTACAGATTACAACTGCTGAATTTGGCGGCAGTATCAATATCAATGACATCCTCAGACTAAATGATGGCGAACTATTCAATGTAAGTGGTGTTAGCACCGATGCATCGAACATTCAAGGTCTGAGAGTCAATGACGGTGCTGAACCAACTGCCTTCACTGTATTTGAGGTTCTCTCTACTACAGGTCAAACGACAATCGAAGGTCCAACTGAAGTTAGAAATGACATCACTCTAACTGGTAGCACATCCAACAATGACAAGATGTTCACCATTACAAATGGTGCTTCTTCTCCTGTCACTACATTCGATGTTGACAGTTCTGATGGTGACACCAGAATCCTAGGTGATCTAAGTGTTGGTGCTAACTTCCAAGAGTTCACAGTTGATGGTGACCTAGGTAATGTCACCATGAGAGGTGGTAACCTTGACATCTTCAATGATGCTGGCAACACCAAGCAACTCGAATTCATCAATGGCAATGGTAACCTAACTATTGCAGGTGTTATTGAAACTGAAGGAACAGGAACTAACTTGTTCGCTGGTGACATCCAACTCAATGGCGGTGACCTCACTGTTAACGATGGAAGCACTACAAGATTCAAGGTAAATAATGATGGTGGAATTGATCTTGGTGGAATCACAGACTACATCAGTCAGACTGGTGCTAGAAAGTGGATCTATCAGTCTACAGTATCTGGTGATGGTGGAGTCTTGACTGCTAATGTCAACTACTTCACTAAAGCATCCTCTGACCTAGTTCTCAAGTTACCTGCTAATGCACAGACTGGAGACATGATCCGATTTGTTGATATTGGAGGCGCTTTGACTTATAATGTCAGAATGATTATTAGAGCACCTGACGGCATCCCTGTCGCAGGAGACTCAACCAATACTAACCTAAGTATTGGTAGCGTTGACTTCACTAACTATGGTGGCGGTGAACTAATTGTTACGACACCTAACGCATCGTTCGGTCTAGTATACTCTGGAGCAACGAACGCAGATGGAAGCGCCACAGGCGTTCCAAGCAACCTACGCGGTTGGTGGTTAATGGAAATTTGATACGAACAGATGGCAACTTACGGAACACTTAAGACAATGAAAGCCGCCGCCATTGGCACCATCATGCCATGGGGCGGCGACTTGACGGGCATCCCAGCGGGATGGTTGATCTGCAACGGGCAGACATTAGAAGCGGATGATTTCCCATTACTTACACAGGTAATTGGAGATAACTATGGTGGCACAAGTTTGGGAGGAACATTTCCAAACTATACTGGATCAATTGCTCTCCCTAATATTAATCAGAGAGCACTAGTTGACCTTGACTCTGCATATTTTGATAATAGTAATACCATTGATACAACTGAAGCACTTGCTGCTCTAGTTGATCCAGTAAACGGAGCAAACTTTATCGGAACTGACATCGATAATGGTGTTGGTGATGACTATGATGCATATACTGATGTTAATTTTGCATACACACCAGAGAGTGACTTCACAGGAAAACTAACTGGTTCTAATTTGAATGAGACTTTCGGATCAAAGACAGTATACATGTCTCATCGAAAGTTAGGTAGAAGACATATTATGATTCATAGTCACCCAACTACATTTGATACCATGTATCTTCCTTCTTCTGGAACAAGACCAGGACAGGGTGTTGCTGCATGGGGTGAAATTAACTATCGTATTTCTCGTGCTTCATTTGACCAATTAGATTATGGTCAGGTACAGGCGCAGTTGTCTATTCAGTATACCAATGACCAAGGATTTGGTGGCGGTGCTGCTGGTGTTGTGGTTGCTAATGTTCAGGGTGAGAACCCAACATTCAACTTGAAACCATTTAATGTTGTTGGATCTCCAATCTCTAACTGGTTTGGACCATATCAGGTTCCAAACCCTACTAGTAGTAATACAATGGACGAAGAGTTTCAACAGGGAGATACCTTAGCATATACTCCTGGTGGTGGCACACAAACCATTGCAAATAGAAACTTTGATAATGGTGGTGCCAACAGTGGTGATCAGCAGAACTGGACTAAAGCAATGTTCGATAGTAATGCTATTAGTTTTAACCAGAATACAGCAATTGCTGGTCAGCAGGCAGTCATCACGCCACATAATCATGAACCATTTGAAACACAATTTGATAAAGCAAACTTGAGAATTCCTACCACTGTCAATGTAACTGCTATTTCAAATGTTACACCTGAGAACATCGACAAGGCATTTCGTCTAGATGTATCAGTTCCAACACCTAATCTACTCTGTTTATACCTAATTAGAGCATACTAATGGCAAATTACGCAAGAGAACGAGGAAAATATGGCGGGGTTGTAGGAGCAATCCAAATTTTTACTAGTGATTTGCCTCTCCAAGGTGACCCTTTAGATCCAAATTGGAGGCAAAAAATTCCCGCAGGATTTTTACGCTGTGATGGTAAAATATATGATGCTAGTGATTATCCAGAACTAGCAGCAGTTTTAGGAGTTGGTGATGGTTGTAAGTTTAAGAAACCTTCACAAACTTTAACTGCATCTCAGTTTCAAGTACCTGATGTTGGTGCTAAGTATCTCTCTCCTGGTTTAGCATCGGGTACTTATCAAAGTATGGTTCTTGCTCAAAATATTACAGAGAATAGTAACGGTAATCCTAGAGTTGGTGCAGAAGTTTTAGTGTCTGCACAGTCAAATACTTTCACTATTGGATATTCTGGAAACTTTACTGTTGTAGGTCAATCGGATATTGATTTGCAGGGAAATGCAAAATTTGCTCCACCAAATGAAGATAGAGAAACGGGTTCTGCATTCCTAGATTCCAGTTCTTTCCAAGCACACGGTCACAACACTAATGCGAAAGTGTTGAACTACACAGGTAACTTTAAGGTTGGTGCTGAAGGTAAAAGTGGAACTGACTTAACACCATTTGCAGGTAATACTATTGTTGGATCTGGTAATCCTACTAATGATGCTGCATCAAACCATTTACACAGCATTAGTTGGCCATCAACGACTGATTATAGTCAGAATTATGTGTTCCAATTCCCTACATTTAATGTTCCTGCAGATAACTTGCAGACTACATTGACTGTACAGACAAAAACAATTGATGAGTTACCAGAGTCTATCCAACCGTTCATTCTAGTTGAGTATATTATTAAGTTCTAAAGATGGCAGATTTAATTTACGACCTTCGCCCAGGAAGTTCTGGGTTTGATTTTTCTCAACCAAATGAATTTTTGGATGGATGTGCCATTTATAATAGTTGCTTTGGTGTTTCTGGTTCTTGTGGAACTGGTGAACTTGGTGGATTCAATAATAATGTTGGCACAAAGCACTTAAGTTTTGGTACTTTTAATTCTACTTTGTTTGTACAAAATAGAACTGCACAGTTTCTTTTGAATACTACAAGCATGGAATATATGATCATCGACCTTATTACAGGCGATGATTTCAATGGTGGAGAAAGACCAAACAACTCAAATGAAGGACTTAAGATTAAATGTGTGACTGGTGGTAACAATGGTACAACACAATTGGTTGCTGGTGGTAGTGGATATGGTCCATACCCAGGAGTAGAAGGTGGTCCTGGATGGATTACAAGACAAGTTAATATTCCTGCTGCTAACAGAGGAATATTCCTCTGGCAATTGTTTATGACTGCAAACTCACCTGAATTCCAAGGTTCTGGTGGTGTTTTTGCTAACAACCAAAATGCTGGTGATAGATATGCTGTTTCTAGAATTAGAATTTATGGCACTGTCCCTACAACTATCACATATTTCAGAGCAAATGATGATTCACCAGACACAATGATCGATCCTGGTGCTCCAGTTACTTTATCTTGGAACACTAAATTAGGATCTTTTGATGGTGCTACTAGCGGATCAATTAATCAAGGTATTGGTAATATTTCTCCTATTGGAAATGGATCTATCACTCTTAACCCTGGTCCTACAACAGAGACTACCTATACTTTAACTGTACAAGGTCCAACAGGGCAGTTAACATCTCAGGTAACTGTAGAGATGGATGTTCCTGATAGTGATCCAGACTTGTTTACATTTGATAGTGTACAAGATGCAGAAACTGCTACGGTATACACTAGTAATACAGTAACAATTAGTGGATTGGAAACTAGTGTTACACTCCAAGCATCAAATGGTGCATCAACTTCTAAAAATGGTGGGAACTTTAACACCAGTAATAAAAATATCAGTAATGGTGATACGGTGAGAGTCAGGATGACCTCATCTTCAAATTTTAATACACTAAAAACAACTACTGTTCAAGTTGGTAGTGCATCAGCAACATGGAAAATTACTACAAAGACAGAACCAGCACAGATTCCAAATGCTTTTGATTTTAATGATGTAACAGATGCTGGACTGAATACTACTATCACTAGTAATCAAGTAACGATCACTGGTATCACACAATCAGTTCCTGTTAGTGCTCCTACAAATGGATTTCAAAGTTCTGTAAATGGTGGTAGCTTTAATACTAATGCAAAAAATATTACTAACGGACAAACTTTACGATTAAGATATCAAACTAGTGGAAATACGGGTGAAACAGCAACTACTCAAATTACAGTAGGTGGTGGTGCATCTGTTGACTGGAGTGTTACTAACCAAGGAACCGCAGATACTGATCCTAATTATTTCTTCTTTGATGATGTAGATGATGCTTCTCCCAATACAACGATTACAAGTCAACCAGTTGCTATTACTGGTATTAATGTACCAACACAAGTTACTGCATCAAATGGTGCTCAGATTAGAGTTGGAAATGGTAGTTGGGTTAATGGAAATACAGGAACTACCATTACAAATGGACAGAATCTAAGAGTTAGAATTACATCTAGTGCAAATCCTGGTGGTGTTGTAGAAACTGATGTTACTGTTGGTGCTTTAACAGATACATTTACGGTGACAACAACTACTGCAAATGATACTACACCTGATCCATTCTATTTTGCAAATAGAGATAACCAAGCACCAAATACATACATTGAGAGTAATGTGATTGTCTTGCAAGGCATTACATCACCTTCTAATGTATCTGTCACTGGTGGACAATTCTCTAAAAATGATGGTAGTGGTTGGAGTGCATTTGCAGCAACAGGACAGGTAAATAATGGTGATCAGTTTAAGGTTAGAGTCTTAACTGGTGGATTAGCAACAACTAGTAACTTAAGCGTAACGATTAGTTAAATGGCAACTCAAACAGTCACCTACGACGTACCAGGCACATACAATATTGTTTTACCAACTAATGTAAAGTCTCTCACATATGAGATGCGTGGTGCTTCTGGTGGTAAAACTGGTCCTGGTATTATAATTAATAATTCATTTACTGCTGGTGCTGAAATTAATGGTGGACCAGGAGAAAAAATTACTGGTGTTCTTGATGCTGTTGCTTGTTCTGGTAAAACATTAGTAGTTCAGATTGGAACAAAAGGATTTCCTGGAACCACTAATATTGGTGTTGATGGTAATGCTTCTGGGGGTACTGGTGCATTTAATGGCGGAGCAGGTGGATCACAACCTGGAAATGAAACTATTTGTGCTTCTGGTGGAGGTGGAGGAGGAGGTTCTGCAACTACTGTTAGTGTAGATAATGGATATATTCTCATTGCTGGCGGCGGTGGAGGAGCAGGTGGTGCTACTTATGATCAATGGGACTCTCAGTATAGAACTCCAAATGGATCTGCTGTTAATCCTGGTACAGTAGGAACAACATTGAATGCATCTGCTGGTCAAGCAGGTGGTGCTGGAAATGTTAGTGCTAATGCTGGATCTGGTGGTGGAGGAGGAGGAAATAATCAACCTAACTTCCAATATGGTGCTGGTGGTCTTGCTGTTATTTCTGGTAACCATATTGGTGGTAACCATGGATTTAAAGGCGGTAGTTATAGAGACACAAATTTTGTAACTGAAGCATCTACAAGTGCCAATGCATTCACTGATAATGATGGATTCTTTGAGTTGGTATATGAGACTGGTGACCCACCTAATGTCCAGTTCAGTGTTTCTCCTGCTGCTGTTATTGTCAATGGAACAGGTGCTACACTTTCGTGGGAATGTACAGGTGATACAGCATCTGCTCCTACAAATGTTACATTGAATGGTAATAATGTTGCTTTTATTGATAGTTTAGCGGTTAATCCAACTAGCACTACAACATATACTATTGTTGCTACTGGTCCTGGTGGAGTCACTAGTGATAGTATTGTATTGACTGTTATACCTGAAGGTGATCCACTAAACAATGAATTTGTTACCACATATGGTACTGGCACACATACTCTACAAGTTCCTGCAGGTACAACAAATGCATTCGTAACTATTGCTGCTGGTAGAGGTGGATCAGGTGGTTCTGATTCAGGTGGTAGTGGATGCCCTGGTGGTGCAGGTAGAGTAGGACAATTTAGATTGAAAGACGATGGTGCAGGTAATCCATATGGTACTGCGGGGTCACTTAACCAAACAATTTATCAAGATACTACAGTTGTTGTTCCTGCAGATATCAATGAAGTTAATTATGTAATTCAAGGTGGTAAAGGTGGAGATACTGCAGCATTTACTACTGGAAAATTAGGACAAAGAATTACTGGTGTATTGACAAATGTTGCTGGACAAACATTAAGTATTAAAGTTGGTGGTAATGGTGGTAATGGTAACTCTGCTGTTGATCTAGGATCGCCAGGTCAGGGATATGATAATGGTGGTGAAGGTGGTACAAATTCTACAATTAGTTCTACATATACAACTGTCCCTCTATACAGGTATTTTAATTCTACTACTGGTGATCACTTTACGGGTTTAGATGTTGCACCACCTGCTGGATATATTAGTGAAGGACAGATTGCAAATGTATTTACTGATCCACAACCACCAGGAACAGTTGTTCTTCAAGACAACGAACCAGGAAAACCAGCTAGTACATATACTGCATATGTTTTTCCTGCTAATGGTACACAACCATTCTTTATTGATGTAACGGAAATTCCAACAACTATCATTTATGCTAAGACAAATGGAACTGATGTTTTGTGGACATCTAATGCAGCAGAAGGAAATAGTGATACTCCACCATATGGACTAGATACAACAAATAATGCATTTGGATATGCATTTTATGCACCAACTTCTCCTGTTACTTTAACTGTTAATGGTGCCACTAGTGTAAGAGGTGGCGGTGGTGGTGGATCCAGTGCCATTCATATTGGTGCTACCACATTAGTTGTTGCAGGTGGCGGTGGTGGTGCAGGTGGTCCTGATGCCTGTGGAACACTAGATCAGACTTCTGGACAAGGTAATGGTATTCTATACACTACTGGTGCTAGAGCAGCTGGATTAGACGGCGGCGATGCAGATGCCAACGGCGGTGGTGGAGGCGGCGGCGGTGCTGGTGGTGGTTGGACACCCACCAATCTTGCTGGTACAGGTGGATCTGCATGTGTAGGTGGTACTGGTGGTCAAACAGGAAATGGATACTACAATCTATCTTATTCTCAGAATGCTGGTGTTCTAAGTCAAGGAAATAACTTTAACTCTGGTGATGGATATGTAACTCTTTCTGGTGCTGGAAATAATAACTGGAATTTGCAAATTAGAGTAGGAAATCAGGGATCTAACGGTGCATCTGGTTCTCCTGGTAACAAACCTGGCGGTTCTGGTGGTACTGGTGCAGGTGGTTTTATGGATGGTGGAGCAGGTGGTCGTGATAGTTTAGGTGGAGGATGGTCTGGTTCTGGTGCTGGTGGCGGTGCTGGATCTGGTATTTGGGATGTAGATAACAATCGTTGGTTTGCTACCGCTGGTGGCGGAGGCGGAGGCGGTGGAGGTTCTTGGAACCGTAGTTGTTCTGGATCTGCTGCTTCTGGTGGTTCATGGCAAGCTACTACTAATGTAAGTGCTGCTGACGGCGGCGGTGGCGCTAACTGTGGTGGTGATGGAGGTGGCGGCGGTGGTGGCGCTGGCGGTCATTCAGGTGGTGGCGGCGGCAGTGCTGGTGCTGATAATAGTGTTGGTGGTTCTTCTGGAGGTGCTGGAACATCTCGTTATGACAACAATGCATTAGAATTATTACAAGGTGGTAGTACAAACAGTGCTAGTGGTTATGCAATTGTTTCATTCTCTGTACCACCACAAATTGCATACTTTAGAGCAAATGATGACAACACTGCTACTGATGTATATGAGGGAGATGTCGTAACACTATCTTGGAGTACATTATTCAATGGTGTTGAAACAGCATCTTTTGCTGAAATTGATCAAGGTATTGGTACTGTTTCAGTTGGTGAACAATCAACAACAGTCGTTGCTCCTTCCACATCAACAACTTATACACTAACAGTAAGTAATGCTGGTGTATTTTCACAGATGGCTGTTACACTTAATGTATTGGCACCAGATAATATTCCTGATATTTTTACTTTTGATAGTATTTTTGATGCTGACTTAAGTACACAATATATTAGTAATGAGGTAACAATTACTGGTATTCAAGTAGATGTAACTGGTTCTGCATCTAATGGTGCATTCATGTCAGTAAATGGTGGTGCATTTACGCAAAATGCAGTAACCATTAGTAACGGTGATACTGTAAGACTCAGACTGACTTCTTCTGGTACATATACCACTCAATTAACTAGTACAGTTACTATTGGATTAACTAGTTCTCAGTGGAACATTACTACTGCACAAGAACCTGGACAGTTCCCTAATGCATTTGAATTTGAAAATGTCTTAGATGCTCCAACTGAGACATATGTACAGAGTAATCAGATTACGATTACTGGTATTACTGTCCCAGTTATTGTATCTGCTCCTACAAATGGATTTGAAAGTTCTGTTAATGGTAGTTCGTTTAGTACAGCACAGAAAGTTATTAACAATGGAGAAATTTTAATTCTTAGATATCTGACTAGTGGTAACTTGGGTGAGACTGCATCCACTTATGTCACTGTTGGTGATAGTCCAAACAAAAACTGGTCAGTTACTAATGTCGTGACTGCTGACACAGATCCAGATTATTTTGACTTTGTTAATGTTGTTGGTGCATCTGCCAATACCATGACCGAGAGTTTACCTCAGGTTATTAATGGCATTAATGTTCCTACACCAGTAACACTAACTGGCGGAGCAGAGTTTAGAGTAGGCACTGGTGCATGGCAAACCAGTGGAAATATTAATGTAGGTGATTCTGTACAACTAAGAGTTACTTCTAGTGCTGATTATGGTGGTGAAGTAGAAGTAGATGTTACTATTGGATCTCTCACTGATGTTTGGAAAGTTATCACTACTACAGATGGTGATCAGATTCCAGATGCTTTCTTCTTCATCAATCAAATCAATCAAGTACCAAATTCATTTGTTTATAGCAACACTGTTCTTGTACAAGGTCTTACTGCTGCAGCAAATATTACAGTAACTGGAGGTAGTTTCAAGGTTGGTAATGGTGGATGGGTAACCACGGGACAAATAAATAATGGAGAGACCTTGCGTTTAAGAATACTTACACCTAATGGTCTCAATCAAACAGGAAATATGTCAATCACAGTTGGTCCATAATGTCATATACTACTAATTGGTCTGTATCAACCTACGCTAGTGCTGATAATGTACAGTTCGGGCATTGGTACAGTCAGCGAAATCCTAAACTAGATGGAATGACAATCGGAACAGTTATGTCTATCTTTAGAGATAAGACAGGTAACTGGGGTACTCTTGATGGAGATTTAGATTCTAGATTCCCTGGATGGATTGAGTGTGATGGTAGAACAGTAAGCGCACAAGATTATCCAGATTTATTTGATGCTATTGGCACAACATATGGTGGCACTGCAACAAAATCTTTAAGTGGTAACACTTACACATATTCTGGTAACTTTGTATTACCAAACTATCACAACAGAAAATTATTTGGTATTGGAAATGTAGATGGTAACTCTCCATCTTCTCCTACTGTTGTTACTTACAAGGGTCCTGATGTAACTCAAGGTGCTAGTGGTGACTCTACTACCGTTGGATCACAAGGTGGTAACTGGTTCATTAAAAAAATTGATGGAATTGGTACTCCTCCTGATGAACAAGTATTCCCAGGTATTACACAACCAGATGGTCAAGTTGTTGCATTCCAGTTGTGGCAGAATGAAGACTTGAATCCTGCTGCATATGTAACCAAAGCAATTGGTGAATGGGTACAGAGAACTGAAGGTGGTTCTCCAAACTATTGGGACAATATAAATGAGTTTCAAGAAGCAGATATTACTATCACTGGTGGTAGTGGCACTGGATTACAAATTAGAGTGAGGGCAGAAGCACAATTAAATGATGCTGGTACTGATCCAGATGACACTAGAATCAAAATTATGACAGTATTGAACCCTGGATCAGGGTATCAAGTTGGTGATACGATGGACATTACATTCCCAGACCCTGCGCCTGGTGGTGGTACTATCTCACTCAGTCCTGGTCTCAGAGTATTGACTGTAACAGACTCATTTACCACCAATACTGACGGTAGATTTTTCAAGTTAGGATCTCTTACAACTACTGGTATTGATAGTATCTCTGGTGAAATTGATTATGAAATTACTGGTAACTTACAGGCAGCTATTGGACCACTAAATCCAACTGTCACTATTCCAGCGCAGCACACTCATGATATTATTACAGCACAAGTAGACCAAATTGGTGTTGGATATGTTGCATGGGCAACTCCTGGTTTCTATCAAATTAGTACAGGAGAAATTGGTGCTTCGACTTACTCACAAATCGGTTATAATAGTGTTGTAAGTCCTGGTGGTGAGGTTAACTTCTCATTCAACAACTACTGGGCAGGTGATGTACAGAATAGCATTCCTGGTCTTGCAAGTGGCGGTAATGCTAGTGCTGGTATTGGTGTAAATGAAGTTCAGGGTAATATGGTTGTATATAACCCAGGGCAAACGAGAACACATACACATTACCTGTCGCAATCAGACTTTGGTGATTCTGAGAATGTTTATGGATGGGGTAATGCTAATGGTGGTGGTACTGCAGCAGGTGGTATGGCAACCAATAATACTACAACTATTAATTTTTCTCAAACAGATCTAGCATTGAGTGCCAATGAGGCAGATTTTGAGTTAAACTTATCCAAAACAGTTGTTCCAACACCATCAATGGTTCCAGAATCGACTGTACCACTGTTGACTAAATACCATCGAGTCAAGTATATTATTAAAGCATACTGAGGTAGATTATGGGAGCACAACCGATTCGTCCTATGGAATTAATGGACGATCCTAATATTACTAAGTCCGACTTTACGGACTTTATTGGTGTGTGGGAAAATTTCATGCCAAAATCCCGTTGTGATGCAATGATTAAACATTTTGAGAATGTTGTTGCTAACGGGTCTGTGGTAGGAGGAGATGATGCTACCATGGGTGGTGTCATGGATGGAACTAACCAGTTCCCACAAGGATCTTTGGGTAGAAAGGATGAATCTATCCTTATGAACTATTCGGATCCTAATCTAAATTATGAGATTAATCAATATCTTACAGCATGTGTTCAGCACTATGTTGAAAAATATGATCAACTGAAGCATGGTAAGTATGTATCTGAAGATTCTAAGATGCAGAAGACAAAACCAGGCGGTGGTTATCATGTTTGGCACTATGAAAGTGCAGGATTTGGACATCACGCGAGAGAACTTGTTTGGGCAATCTATCTAAATGATATGCCTGAGGGTGAAGCAGAGACTGAATTTCTTTACCAAAGAAGGAGAATCAGACCTACTGTAGGAACTGTATGTGTTTGGCCTGCGGGCATGACACATGTGCATAAAGGAAATACAGTGTTTACCCAAGATAAATATATACTGACAGGATGGTATATCAAGGTTCCTAAGTAACTAAAATGGCAGAATATTTCTATCAAAAACCAACAGATGACGAAATTAGGGAATTTTGGTCGAAGACCATTAGACCTAGAGAGTCTGTCATGGAGTTAAACTTTGCTGAGAAAGCAGTTACCTTAGGTAATATTGCACTAGGCGGTAGAACTACATTTATCGACGAGAAAGCATGGACAGATATTGTTCTTCCTGCTTTCTCATCTGAATGGCATGATCCTGGTAGAGATGAAATTAAGAATGTAATCCTGTACAGTGATGATACATATCTCTGCTTCAGATCTAAGATGAGATATGAGTTTGATACAAATACTACTAGGTGGCAAGACTATACCTATAAGAAGGGTAAAGCATCTGAACTTAAGACTATTTACGAAACTATTCGTACAGTCGCTATCATTCAAAAAGAGGCAAAAGATAGAGAACTCTTAGAAGAAGTAAGAAAGTTAAATCTAGAAGCACTTGATTATTTCTATGATAGCAAGTGGTATAAGAAGATGGATGAAATCCAGAAGATGCTACTGTATTCTGATTGGAGAGTTCTTCCTGATGCACCACAGAAGTGGGATGGTGAAAGAGATGCGTGGGTTACTTGGAGACAGAGATTAAGAGATCTCCTTCCTGATAATCCAAGAGAGACATTTGAGGACAACTTCGCGATGTTTAAGTTTCTTCAAACATTGAAGTATCCTGTTGACCCAAGAGTATGGGCAACAATGTATCCTAATCGTGATGTAGATTATTTGTCTACTGATGATCAGTTTAAAAAGTATGACTTTGAAGTATCTAAAGACTTTGTTGGTAAGACTCAATTGAACTTGATTGAATTCTTAGAGACATATGATGCTAACACTAGACCTATTGAAGCTAAGGTGTTAGAATTAGCAAAAGCACTGAGATTAGAAACTGTTTACGAAGGACTTGACTACGAAAAATTTGTTGCTGAATAATATATGATCTATGAATATGATATGCTCCCTAAAGGAGTTGTGAAGAACATACTTGATTTCTATCAGTTTTGTGAGTTTACAGACGGTTCGTGGTCTGGATCTTCTAAAAAAGAATTAAAGTACAATGAGCAGTTGTTGGATGAAGCACACTATCCAACTCTTGTTTCTATGATGAATAAGTATATCTCTGAAAATCAGGGATTTAACTATTACTTCATTCCAAGCGCACATACACATCCAAACTTCCTTAGATACAAGGAGGGTATGCATTATCATTGGCACAATGATATGTGGATCATGGATGGTATCAAGACGGATTACAGTATAACTGTATTTCTTAGTGAACCTGATGACTATGTGGGTGGAGAACTAGAAATTGAAGTTGGTGATTCCTCAGTAGAATATAAACTAGAAGCAGGCAAAGCAGTAATTTATCACACTGGACTCAGACATAGAGTTAAACCAGTATTAAGTGGTGAACGAAATGTAATTACATGGTGGTTTACTTCCATGATTAATAATGGTAAGGTTCGTGATATAATTACAGAGTATTCTCGTCTCCTTGCAGAGACACCCATGGATCCTAGTGTGAAGTGGAAGTTTGAGAACATTCGTCAAAACTTGATTAGAGAACATGCAACTTTCTGATATTAAAGAATATCCTAACTTCTTCTCTCCCACTGATCATCTATCAATCAATCGAACAATTAGTAAACGACCGTGGTACTGGGGTCATCAGAGTCATCCTAAAAAGAATGCTGGTATACCTCCATTTTGGCAGATGCCACTGGATGATGATGCCTTCTTCACAAAGTATCTCCTAAATAGGATTGAAGAAAATACTAGCACTGAATATGATCTTGAGCGTGTTTACGCAAACGGTCAAACTTATGGCATGAGAGGTAGTATTCATCAAGATGGATTTGATGAGAGTTGTAGAACTCTACTATATTATCCTCTTGAAGTTTGGAATCCCGAGTGGAATGGCAAGACTGCTTTTAAACTAGGGAATGAATATCGTTATGTTACCCCAGAACCAAACAAAGCAATTATATTTCCTGGCGCAATTCCACACTGGGCAGAAGAGACCTCCAGAACATTTGCTTCACTGAGAATCACTATCGCATGGAAACTGTTTATTAAAGTAAAATGAACTATCAGGTATACGAATTTCAAGAAATTATTGAACAGGCAATTGCTTGGAGAAGAAGACCCACTGTCTTTGTTCGTAATATCGGTCCACGAGCAATTACAGATGAAACTAGACGAGATGAAGTTTATAATACTTACAGGATGCTGCTAGGTTCTGATGTAATGCAAGGTTTGCTTCGTAATGAATATATCTTTATCTCATTTGATGATTTAGAAACTGCACGAGAGTATGCTGTAGATAATTTCCCAAGAAATAGTGAGGGAGATCCTGACATGTACATACGAGTTGAAGTATATGATAACGAAGGAAGAATCGAGTACGATAACAAATAATCATGGCAGTAACCGAACATTATATGGGTGCTCAAGAGCACAGTATCAACACAGAGACATTCTTAAATTACCATAGATATGTTCCTCAGGCATATGTAAAGTATGATCTGATTGCTGAACCTGCTCGTGTAAAGTTACAAGAGTTCTGGGAATTTATCAAGAGATCTACACTCAAACCAGGATACTCATCAACAGCAATGTTGAAGACAAATGATTCTGGTATTTGGTTTACAACAACCGACAATACATTTGCTGAAGATCTATCATTTCATGCATATAGTACGGTAGATTATAGAACTGTCAATCGTACTGAGTTGTATACCATGTTTGGTAAGACAGAACCAGGGTTGATGAATACTTTGTTATTGGAAGAGTTAGACATTGGACTGGAAGGTATATCTGTCTCTCCTGAAGGTGAGATGCAGAAATGTATTTTGGTATTTCGACCAAACTCACATGTTCTGTCACTTCTAAATCTTCCTAATTATGAGAATATGCAGAAGTTTGTAAATCTTAGTTTTGAAGAATTCAAGACATATAACAATGCTTCCACATCATTCAGTTCTCCAATTCGCTTGCAAGTTGACCCAGACAGTGATACAATCTCTGTAGAGTTTGTCAGTGCTTTCTTCCAGAAAGACTTCTACATTAGTGGTGGCAACCACAATTCTTATCTTAACAGAAAAAATCTATATTTTGAGAGAATGCTTGAGGCAGAGTTGCTGACAGCAGACGAGGTGGCATATTGTAAGACAAATAGTCCATCTTGGCAGCAATTCTCCATCAAATTTAAATATAGTGGTGGTGAGTTAGTAGATAAAAAACTGTACACATTCGATGTTAGTGACTTTGAAACTGTGACATGATCCTTGGTAGTATTATTCATGAGTATAAACTTGATTGCCCAGATGTAAACGAACAAGTTATTGATTTCTTATATCAATACAAGAGAGCACAATCTACTTCTGATGTTAGATCCAATAGAAATGGATGGCAGAAGAATCATCTTGAGACTTTCCCACAACTTAAACCTCTCACTGATCTACTTGCTGTAGAGTTTGAGAGGTTTATTTGTGATGAGATGTTGCCATTAGTTGAGACACGATTCTATCTTGGTAACTTGTTCTGTAATATCAATCCGCCAGGTGCTGTGCATGTACCACATGTACACCAAGGAGATTTTACTGGTGTATATTACTTGCAAGCACCAAAAGATTGTGGTATGCTTGGTATCTTGAATCCACATCAATGTCCTAACACTGCAAGAATGACATCCATGTTTGCTGGTGTCAAACTAGAGCAGAAGATTGTTCCCACTGTTGGCACTGGGTATTTCTTTCCAACACATCTTGTACACTATGTTGAGGAGAATCTATCACAATCAGATAGGATATCCTTGTCATATAATATTAATGTTGAACCAAAATGATTTGTACAGTTCTTGATGGATTATTTGATCCAGTATATCTACATCAGATAGATTCACTGGTGAGAGATATTCCCCTGTGTACAAATAATATTGCTAACAGGAAAACATATCCTTATGGCACAGAGGGTACACATAGATTGATGGGTCAAATACTATTCAATCGTGAGGATATTAATACTATTACCACATTGAAACCTGAGTGTGAAGACTTCTTCAAGATCTTGAAAGTAGTTGAGAAAGAACTTAATGCATACTTCTATTGCTCTCAGATAACTGTGAATGTACAGCACAGTGGTTGTGATGGTACTACACATGTTGACAGTCCCGACCCAAACGACTATACTATTCTATTATTCTCATGTGCTACATGGAATCAAGAGTGGGGTGGACAGTTTCAGTTGTGTACACCAGACGGTGAGGTTGTGGAAGAACACGAGTATATTCCTGGGAGAGTTATCCTCGTGCCATCAAAGCACCCTCATAGAGGTCTAGGACCAACTGAACCATATGTTTACAGGTCATCTGTAGCATTCAGAGTCACACCACTAGACTATCACCTTCGTAAAAACTATCAAGGACACGATGCTTGAATTTTGTTATGAACTCGACTACAAGAACCTTGACTTTACAGATGAAGAAACTCGCAAACTTTATCGTATTGGAAGGGGAGA